CTCTGAAGGCTAAATTACCCGGGTACAATCGTACCACCCAACCCTTTAAACCCCGATATAGGCCCGCTATGAGCTTTTTTATTTGGCTGAATACGGTGATTTCCTCTCCTGGGTCCCAAACGTCCATTATTTGTCTTTTTTAGGTTCTTCAGGGTTATTTAAGAAATCATCACACAATTGTATCGCTCCGACAAGACCATTCAGCTGTGCCTGCATGTTCATAATCGCTGTTCTACCCTCATCTATTTTTTCCTTAAGGGTATTGTGCTGCTTTACTAGCATTTCTTTTTTCTTTTTTATATCTTCTGTCTTCATTATTTTCTCCTTATCTTCAGTCCCAAACGAATGCGTCTTCTGTTGCGTCTCTTATTAGATCCAACCTTGCGCCTCCCCTTGTGTCTCTTTCTCTTCAAGTCCGCTTTGCTCACTCAGGTCCTACGTATTTTTCCTTATGCTTCTCAGAAATCTCCGTAGAGCATTTCGGCGAGCATAAAAAATTAATTTTATATTTAAGAAAAGGATACCACGCCTTAGATAGCGTATATCTCCATTCATTTCCGTCAAACCATACATCGCAGTTGAAGCATTTGAATTCCGGCGCCGTGCCACCTTCAGGACCCGGTCGTATATATTTTTCATCATAGTCAACATCTTTCTTATACCCCACACAGGCCTTCGCATTCATCCGCAAATTCCGAATCAAATGTTTCCCCAAACAAGTCGCGTTGTTTCTTTGGTTCCTGGAAATCTATACTTCGGAGTGGTACAGCCTTCTTATGCAAAAACAGTTCCGCTTCCGTGTTCTTCAGTCCATGTCTTATCTTGTCATCAACCTCGCACGCGTCCTCAAAGTCCGCTGGATAGTTCTTTTGCATGTTTTTCCACTGGTCATTGTGATGGTATGGACACCCTATGCAGGATGACTTGCCCGGCATTGGATGTACTCCACTTTCCTTGTACCACCTTAAGCAGTCCGCCCTTGACATTTTCATTTCAATGAGTGGCCAACGTGATGTAAGCCAAGGCATTCTAGCTTTTTTCATACGCATTGCTTCATCTGTTGATATGCCAATCCATTGTTCCACTATCATGTCTTTTTTAACTCTGTGTCTAGGCTTTATTCCTAGAATTTCACGCATCTTTTTTTGAATGGGGATAACTTTGTAATCATGGGTGCACTGCCTGTACAGCATTCCAACCTTTCCACCGGGACGTGCCGCAAATAGTGGTGGATTTGGCACACGCCCAGCAAAAGATTTGCTTTCCTCATGCGACCCTTTCTCAGGGTTCGCTGCTTTTATAAGGTCTTCCCGAAGGTTTCCTCTCTCTACAGTAATGAGGGGGCAAATCGTTACAGCTTTTTTTAAATATTCCACATGCTCATAGACAAAGGATGGCTCCCATCCCGTATCGGCAAAGATCATGTAATCTGGTTTGTGTTTTGTAAGTCCTTCCTGCGCCATGAGTGCGAGACAGGAAGACTGAACCCCTGCTCCGAGCGATAACACGCGGATGGTGGGTTCTCTTTTCTTTCCTTCCTTGTCAAAGTATTCTGGCTCTTGCGTTGCCGCGACTGCCGCCATTGTGTTAAGCTGTCTGCGATTAGGCTTAAGCTTAGAAGACATTTCTTCCAAAAGTTTTCTTCTTTCATACTCCATCTGCTCCGGGTTTATAGCGAACCCTGGCTTGGCGGGGCTATTGGTATAGCCTTTTTTCTTACCTTGCTCTCTGTAACCCACTCTTCTATTCATTATTTCTTCCCTTATTGTATACTATTTTATGGCTTAAATCAATCATTTCGCGTGACCCCAACTTTGATCAATCTTATACTCCACTTTGGAAGGAACTTCAAGCTCTACGCAGGTCTCCATGATTTCCTTTATTTTTTCCCCTTCTTCTTTACTTTTGACGCTGCAATTCAGCTCATCATGAACCTGTATTAGGGGCACAGCCCCCAATTTCTCATATATATCAACCATTGCCTTCTTGGTCTGGTCCGCAGCGGATCCTTGAATCAATCTGTTAAGGGCCTTGTAAGTTCCAGCTCTCTTGACCGTAGTATATTCAGCTTGCGCCTGCTTCAATGGCAACGCTCGGTTAAATTCCCTGGTGAACCAAGATGGTTCATAGAGATCAAATCGGCATTTTCTTCCAAGAAGGGTTCTGATAGTTCCAACGGCACTTGCTCTATTCATCACATCTTCCAGCATTTCTTGCATGAAAGGAACCTTTATTCTAAATTCCTTTAAAATATTCTTTGCTTCCATTGGTGTAATGTCCAAATCAACTGCCATTTTCTTGTACCCCATTCCGTACATTACCCCTAGACCTATAGTCTTTGCCAATTTTCTAGGAATGTCAGCCATGTCAGCTGTTTGCTGATGGAAATCAAGATCCTTTTCCCTGTAGGCTTCCTGTACCTCAACAGCTCCATCATTCTTGTTAAGAACAGCGAAGTGGGTTAAAAGCCTAGGTTCCTGCTGTGAATAATCAGCTGAAAGCCACTGTTCTCCCTCTTCAGGAATGAAAATCTTTCTTATTTCTATGCCCATTTCCCCCCTGATTGGAACCTGCTGTAAGTTGGGACAGTACATGGAGAATCTTCCAGTAACAGTTCCACCACTATCCCCCCTAATCTGATTTATATGTGCGTGTACTCTTCCGTTATGTATATATTTGGCTATACCATCTATGAATGTACCCTGTAACTTATTGAATACCCTCGCCTTGGTAATAAGACGTGGAAGCTCATGCTCGTGGGTTTCCAAGAATGTCTGGGTAAAACTGGGGGCCTTTGTCTTTTCCGTCATTGGATATTCCAGATTAAGGGAATCAAACGCCTTCGCGACTGACCTCGCTGACCACAAATCCACGTAGGATCCTGTCAAATCTTTCACTCTTTTTAAAATTTTTTTCTCCTTGTTTCTAAGCTTGCTCTTTAAAGCAAAGGCTTTTGTCATATCAACTCTCACCCCTTTCTTGGTCATATTGAATATGACATTAATAAGGCGGCATTCTATATCATAGATACCCTGAAGAGAGTCCTTTTCTATTTCAATCTTTAATCTTTCATGCAGTTGCAAAGTCAGCCTTGCATCCGCTTCAGCATATTCTCCAACAAACTGTGCATTCATCTTGTACATCTCACTCTTAGGATCCAGTCCTAGCTCAGCTGCAGCTTTTTTAAGCGTGGCTTCATTCTTATATTCTCCTAGATATTGAGATGCTATGCTATTTAATGCATAAGAAAATCTATTCTCATCAATAAGTGCTGCTGCAATCATTGTATCATGGATGTATCCTTTTACTTCTATTCCTAATCTCCACAGCCATCCAATGTCGTACTGCGCGTTATGAAACACTTTGTCTATCGAATCGTCTTCGCATATGGATTTAATGTATTTTAGTACAGCTTTCTTGTCCATATTTCCACCACCATCGTGATCAATGGGATAGTAGGCACTAAATTGACCATCAGATATGGCAATACCTATGACCTTTCCTATGCCTCGTGGCCAACCTGGGCCCATTTTCTTCAGATCCGTATCACAAGTCTCCAAGTCCACAGCCACTACGGGTCTTTCCTTCATGGATGGAAATTCAGTAGGATGAACCCACTCTGATTTTACAGTGTTAGCAAAGATGAATTCATTTTGTTTCATTTTTTTCCTTGTTGAGTTTTTTGATATATTTTCTGGTAATTTCTCCCCTTATTTCACCGCGAGATTTCTTGGAAATGTATTGGTCTTCCAAAAGTAGTTCAGCGTAGTGGATAACTTTTTCCACGTCCTGTTTTCCCCCCTTGATACTGTGCCTGCTAATATACTTGACAATGTTTCCTTCATACCAACCAAGCTTATTCTTAACGATATAGTGGCTAGGCTGGATTGCCATTTTTTTATAATGGTCTCCTCCTACTTGTTTCTTGTGGGCACTCATATTTTGAATCCCCCGTAATTTTGTGGTTCTATTATATGCAGTTGTTCTTTTGCGCGTGTCACCCCTACATAAAAGACTCTGTGCGTATCATCTGGATTAACTTCCATTTCTTCTCTGTTAGCACGGGAAAGATCCGTGAACAGCATAACATTATCACATTCTCCACCCTTGGCCATGTGGATGGTGCTTAAGTTAATGAGAGGATCAGAGGATAAAGTCTTGTTAACCTTTTCCAATGATCGTATGTACTCTATATTTCTATTTCCTATTTTCTCAAACACCACATCCCAAGGCGTGCCGGACGCGCACAATCCATGATGCATCGTTAATTCTTCAACACCATACATTTTATCTTCACTTAATGTATTTAAATTCTTATATCCCCTTTCAACACCAATCTTGGTTGGTAGGTAACTGTATATGTAAGATACCTCATCATGGGAAAGTTCCTCACCCTCGTTAAGTTTTTTCCATGCATCTATGGCTGACAGTATTTCTTTCTTGACTGGAAGCTTATTATTTTTCTTGTATGCCAATCCCTGTTGCCTTAGGTTTTCTTCAATCTCGTTCAACATGTATCCGCACGGAGCCAGGACAAGCCATTTTCCTATGCTTAAATCAATGGGATCAGGATATGCATGTAATTCAGCTACACCATGTACATTTCTTGGCAGCCATTCCTTATCCCTTCTATTGTCTATTCTTTTTACTATCGAGTCCGCAATTCTGTGAACAGCGCGAGGACATCTATAAGAGTGTTTAAGGATGGTTACATTCCCTTCCATATTTATAAAGTGTTCAATACTAGCGCCTGCCCACCTAAAGATGGCTTGGTCATCATCCCCGCTTATGTAAACTCTCTTGGCATTCTTCCATATTTTGGAGCACATTTTCCACTGTAAATTGGTTAGATCCTGTGCTTCATCAATGAACACTACTTCCAACTTTGGGGTAGGTCCCGTCTCGATCCACAGAGAAAGCATGTCAGTGAAATCATGCTTGTTATTACCATGTTTATAATCCTCTAACGCCCTGTAAGCCATTAATAGCTCATACCAATTAAAATTAAAATTATGTTTATTATAGAATTCTTCCAGTTCCATGCATTGATTTCTGCATTTATTTATTTCCCTTAATAGCTTATTGTCTGTTGTAATTATTCCTGTATCTTCCCAGTCCTGAGTGACAAATTCTAAGTCAACCCCGGATTCAGCTGAGAATGATTTATAATCTTTTGTATTCATTATTTCTGTTCTTGCCATTCCTAGTTGTCTTTTACCAAACGCGTGCAATGTACAGAAGTATGGCAAGTCATCATCAGTCAAGCTAAATTTTTCTTTGGCCCTATCACGTGCTTCATTAGTGGCTTTGGTAGTAAAACTGAAGAATCCAATTTCATTTGAATCAGCAGTCTTCCCCTTTAACTCCCGGTCCACTATCCGCAGAAGTTCCTCAGTTTTCCCCGTGCCGGGTGGGCCTAGTATGATGTTAATTTCTGGCATCCCTAATTCTTTTCTCCTCCGTTCTATGACAATTGGAGCATAGTACAATGCACTTCATCCATTCTTTTTTCATTTTCTTAAACTGTTGCCAACTTGTTCTCCAAAAAGAAGATACGGGTTGTTTTTTATTTTCCGGATTTGGATGATGATAATCCAATACTTCTGGATTTTTTTTAAATTTTTTATTGCAGTGAGAACACCCAAGTTTGGTTTTAGATGCATTATACAAAGCTGTTATTGCATCATAAACTTTTTTCTTATTAGCTTTGTGATATGACCTTTGCCTTTCAAATGCTTCAGGACTTCTAAAATCTGCATACTTCTTTCCTCTTTTCATAGTGTATCCAACAAATGTATATCCATCTTCTCGTTTATCTCCGTATTTTAAGTTAGAACGGTATGTCATCTTTTTCCTCCCTATCAAACTCTGAGTCTTGTTTAGGAAAGGCCGGAATGCCCCATACATTCACGCCCTTGCCCTTGATCTTGAAGAATTCCGATCTGAATCCTTTTATGTTTTGTATTTCCGCTATGATCTGTCCTGTGTTGCTGAAATGGTTGAACTTCTGCCTGATGAGATAGGCATGCAGGTCCTGAAGCCTGAAATAGGTTATATTGTAGTCCTTCGCTTCGGAATCGTCCTGTGTCCACGGTCTTCTTATGAGTATTTGTCCCCTGTTTTTTGCCTGCGCCCGATCAGTACAAAACTCCTGGAGGTGAGCCATGAACTGTCCGGACACAGATCCGTCACTGGAAACTTTGGTAATTTGAGCCTTTTTCATTTTCTCATTTACTAGTTTCTGCCAGTCAGACGTCTTCATCAGCGGAGGCATAATGGTCAATACGTCCATTGCGCGCCGCTGAAACTTTGTTTGTATCTGTAATTCCTCAGTGCTTAATTGAATCTTGTAATCATCTTCATTAGGCTTATCATTGGGAATTTCAAGAAACCACTGTGGGGGCTTCGTGTCCAGCTTGGTCAATTCCCCCAATGCCTGGGCCAAATCGCTGCCATCTATTCCGTATTTCCTGAGCTTGCATATGATGGAATTACAATAGGAAACGATTGGCTGATCCTTGCACTTATACTGATATCCTTTTTGTAAACTTTTAACTACTACTACCACTTCTCTAGAATCAAGTGGTGGATTCATATATTTTTGATTATATTTTTCCAACAACTTTTCCCAGTTATTAGGATCAAACTTCTTTAAATAAACTCCAATGTTAAACAGTCCATTGTTGCGTGTTCCTTCCGGAAATCCCTGATCACACAATGCCTGCAGGCATGGTGGGCCATCCTTAATGGCCTCGTCATCAACACTTACTTTTACCTTGTCTATGTCTTCCACGCTGTACTTATCGTACATCGCGCAAAATTCCTTCAATGTTGCCGGCTCCCCGTTATTCTTAATGGCAAACCTAACTGTCTTTCTTGCATGGTAGTAGGGAAGGTTGAGGAAATTTCCCACGTCCCCCTTCTCCGGCTGGATGCCGGATTGTTTTGGAAATATCTCTGATTTTGATTGACCAAGTAGCGCCGCAATTGCGGAAAGCTTATTTTTCATGGTCTTGGATGCAATGGTATTTTTCATAAAGAGGAAGATGTGTGCTCCCCCACTCTTTGACTTGCAGTGCACTAATGGTAATTTTAATTTTCTGATTTTGATAATAAGACTATGGTGATCAATAGGATAATCATCAATATCAATGCATCCCCACTTAGTAGTATTATCAGCCCTAATAGGAATAATCCCAAGAGACGGACCCTCACCCTTGAGGTGTTTTTCCCAGAGTTCATCGGTTACCTCCCTTCTAACAACAGAAGACTGGCCTTCTTGCTTACCGTCAGCACGCGACCCACTGGGCTGGTGCTGACCATAAGCTATATCCAAACCTTCAAATATGAACTTGAATTTCTCAACTTCCACAAAACCTCCAATAGATATCCCTTAAAAAGGAATATCTACGTTGCTTTCAGTTGTCTGCGGTTTTGCGATTGCTTTTGTTTCTTCCGGTTTTGCTTCTACTGCGCCACTTGACGCGGCAGTAGAAAATGCCTTGCCTTCCCCGTAAACGGAAGCGTCAGTTACCTGATCCCCCTTTTCTACTTGGAAGCCAAACCAGCTACCTCGATCATTTGATTCACCTACCGTTGTTATTTTGTAGGTAAAGGCATATGTTGGAGGCGTAAACATACCGGATGGACCCTTAATTTTTTGTGACAGCATCAGGCTGTTCCAACGTCTGCTTTTTTT